GACCCGGCGCCCGATGCCTGGATGAAACCGGTCCCCGTCCATCCGCCCGCACTCGACCCGTCACCCTCGGCCTTTATCGACGCCCCGTTGTTGACGTAGCCTTCCGCCCTGGATGCGACCCCCGAAGCCTCGATTGTCCCGTAGGGCTGCTGGGTCACGGGCAGCAGGGGGATGTACCCCCTTGCAAGGGCGAAAGCCCCCAGGGCTTCGGCGTTGCTGTTCTTTGCGACGAGGGAATTGTTTCCGCCACCCCTCTCCCAGAGGCACTTGGCGTGAAGCGACTCTATCCACTCCTCTTCGGTCCCCTCATAGCCTTGCTGCACGGCGATCTCGTAGGCCGAATAGCCCCTCATGATCTCCTGCAGTTCGGAACTAAGCTCCACAGTCTCCACATCCACCGACGTATCAGTCGCGTCAGTCTCCATATAGGTGTGGGGAACGAGGCATATTATCATGCACATGTCGACCGTATGAGCCTCGCCCACGTCGTCGACGCTCTCCAGAAGGGCGTACCAGTTTCCGCAGACAGGCTGGTCGGCGGCCGCCCACTTCCAGCTGATGACGTTCTCCTCCACGTCGAAGTCCGTCACGGGAATCCTCTTCTCATAGTCGCCGTGACACAGGGTAAGCTTCAAGGTGAGGCCCTCAAGGTCGAAGGGGTCGCCGCTGTCCTTGTACGTTATGCTCCAGGCAAAGGAGAGGTCGTTGCCTATCCTCCGCTTCTTCGGTTCAGTATATTTAGGCTTTGCCATATATCTTATGATTCTTCAGTTACAATCCTAATGACTTCGCTCTCCACGTCAAGCGTGACTGCAGGGAGGCTGAGGGCCGTGAACTCCAGCTCGCTGTTGCGGAGGTCAAGGGTCCACTCCTCGAAAGCATAGTAGATATCCGCCAGCTTGAGCCCGAAAGGCATGCAAACGAACGGCTGCCATACCTTACCGAGAAGACGTATACGCGGAACCGCTATACTGAGGGCGTAATCCCTGAGGGCCCACCTGAGCGCCCTCATATAGTCGATGGCATCAGAGCCTACGTAGTTCACCGCGTATCCGCCGAACCACAAGGCATTATGGAGCCCATATCTCATGTCATAGATCTCGTCGGAGCCCGTCACTGCCAGCTCCACATCATCAGCCTTCCCACGGGCGCCGTTGTTGAGCCTCAGTATACCCTGCCACTCAGGCTGGGAATCGTTGTAAGGATATATCCCTATGCTGTCGACAATCACGCTGCTCCCGTCGTTGCTCTTGGCCTCCACCATTATCCCGTAGCAGTGATATGCTACAGCCTTGTTGGCCCCCTGGATGGGAATCTCGAACTCGGTCGAATCGCTCTCGTCCCCGGAACCCTCCGGATCGACATTGATGTATATGTAAGTCGGCGTAGTAGATATCCTTCCCGAACTTGCATCCATGACATAGTAGCTATCCATATCAGAGGTTGAAGTCACGGGCACCGACGTAGCCATGTAGAGAGTTATCTGCACCTTCATGAACTGCGTCGCCACCGTTCCGGAGCCGCCCCTGGCAGCTATCACCACCCGGAGCTTCATGCCGGAGTACGAATTGGCGTAAGGGGCAAAAAAATAGGAGCATGAGTTGGTACCCTCGGTCGATGCCAGAGGACTTATCCACTGGTTCGGGCAGAGGATATCCTGACGATACTTGGCAGGCTCAATTTCCCTGGTAAGGTAATCTATCACCCACATCGGGTACGAATCTGCAAGACCCACAGGCTGGAAATACCTGCTCGTATGCGTACTCGTCAGAGTATCATCCTTATTGGTGCGGATATATCCGCTCTTCATCAGAGCAGACATGTCAGTCTCCCTGAGAATCTGCCATCTCAGGCCCTGCGACGAGTTCGAACTATATGAATACATCTGCCTTATATTGGCGTGGAAGGTATTCAATATCGCCTCGAGCACGTCATAGTACGTATTGTCGCCATCGGCGTATGCGTCAAGATCCAGATGGCAGTCGTCCCAGAAGTCCGCCTTGTCGCCACCGCCTGTGACATACAGGGTCGTGAAGTATTCCAGCTCAAGGTCAAGGCCGGTCTTGGCGAGGATGGCCGCAAGAAGATCCTTGAGCGCCATCCTGCCCTGAGCCTCCCATTCATAGAGCTTCAGTTCCCCCAGACAGTCTGTCGCCGTGACATGGACATCGTAGGGAGGCGCGACATGGTTCTCAGAATAGAGCTCCGGAGTCACAAAGCCCTGGAACATGAGAACCGTCGAACCATTCTTAGTGGCATACAGGTATACCATATGCTCAGTCGGCGAGCCGGTATAAAGGACAGAGAACTCCTCATCCTCAATAGTCTCCGCATCGAATTCCAGAGAGGTGCCGAACACCACACCTGACCTCTCCTGCCTGAGAACCGGGGATGACCCTAGTGCCCGGCGGATCACGTCACCCTCATATCCGTCAGTCCAGATCTCAATGCTGTACTCGACATCATTGAGAGCATCAAAGGTGAATATGAAGTGCTTGGCGTAAGACATCAGTTAGTGTATTCAGCACGTTTCTTCTCGTTGTTGAGAACTGTTATCAGTGTCGACCCCTTAGCCTGGAGAGTTCCCGTGACATTCACGGTCAGCTCCCTCTCCATCGAAGTGGTCGTAGTAGTCGTGTTGGAACTTGCGACCGCGGTCGTATTGGACGCGGCGGAACTCGACGTCGACGCCAAAGCCGCCAGACCGCTTTTAACGGCCGCTCCAAGGGCTATCAGGGCCGTACCGGCCGTAACAGCCGCCCATCCGTTAAGGCTCTCCAAAGCGCTCTTTATGGCCTCTACACCGACACCGGACGCGACCAGAAGCTCTCCCTCCTTTATCGCCATGTCGGCCAAAGGGTCAAGCAGCGCCTGGAAGATCTTCCCGCTGTTGAACTCCTGGAGCCCGAACAGGGAGTCAGTCATCTCCTGGACCGCGCTGGACACACCTGAGGCAACTGCAGTATTGAACTCGGATGCGAGCTCTTTGGCTTTCTCCTGAGCCTTCTGGAACTGCTCAACAGACTTCTCGACCTGCAGGGCCCATCTCTCATAGTTCAGACCGTTCTCGTCCAGAGCCTCGTTTATGGCGTCAAGGCCGTTCATGGAACGGAACTGCTCGTACATCTCCCTGTCCGCGTCCGCAACCTCCTTGTCCGCCTTCGCAATCTCGGCAGCCTCAGCCGCACTCGCACCTGCGAGCTGGGAGAGCTTTGATATGTAGTCGGACCATACCAGAGTTCCGGCGTTCCATGCAGCCTCGAGTTCGTCAAGGGTACTGATCATCTTGATGCTCTCGCGGCTAAGTTCCTCCGCCGATAGCTGCTTCACCGTACTTGACTTGGGGCTTGACAGGGTCGGCAGGCCGGTAGTCGTAACAGTATCAGTATCCCCCAGAGCGCCAGCCGCAGATGCATCAGCCTTGGACACTCCCTGAAGGATCTTCTGGGTCTCCTGAAGGACGGCCAGATACGCCTGGGCCTCCGGCAGCTCCTTCCTCGCCTTCTTGGCCGCACGGTCAAGGGTAAATCCCGTACCTGCAGTCTTCGTAAGGACATCGACCTGGTGCTGCTGCTTCTGTATGTCCTCCGTAAGGGCCTTGTACATGTCAGCATCAGTCTGGAAATAGTTATGATACCACTCGGCGTTCTTCTTGGCCCTGTCGGCTATTGACGCCCCGGAGCCCTTGTCACCGGCAACAAGCTGCTGCAAACTGATAAGGGCATTGGTAAGGGTATCGATGGTGTCCTTGATAACCCCCTTGGAATTACTGAAGGTAAGGATGAGGTCCTGCCATGCAGACTGAAGGAGCTTCACTGAGCCCTCTACAGTATTGAGCCTGTCACGTGATATTCTCTCCAGCTCGCCATCCACATCCTGAAGGGCATCCCTCAGGGCATTGGAGGCATCGGCCCCATCAAGAAAGGCGGTAAAGGCGCTTACGCTCCTTTTGTCTGTCATCTCCAGAGCCGATGCAAGATCCACCCCCTGGTCACGGAGCTTCTTCAGCCCCTCGATAAGTTCAGGAAAAGTCTTGACAGGCTTTCCGAGAGACTGGGCGAGCTTGCCCGACGAATCCGCTAGATTGAGAAGAATGTTCCTCGTGGCCGTAGCCGCACTCGAGGCGTCGAATCCCGAATTGGCCAATGTCCCCAGAAGGGTGACAGTGTCCTTGAGGGAGAACCCGAACGTCTTGGCGACGGGCCCCACGATAGACATGGCAGTCTGAAGATATGTAAAACTGAGGGCGCTCTTGTTAGTGGCCACTGCCATGGTCCCCAAGGCGTCCTCTGCGTCATTCGCTTCCAGACCGAACATGCGGAGAGACGCACCGGCGAGGGCCGCCGCCTCAGGCAGCTCCGCGCCGACGGCGGTCGAAAACTGGAGAACCGCCTTCTGCATTCCCATTATCTCCTTCTGGTCGAATCCCAGCTTGGCAAGTTCGGTCTGCAGCTGGGTGACCTGGGATGCAGTATATTCCGTGGTCCTACCGAGGTCCCTCGCAGAATCGGTAAGATCCTGCATGGCATACGTCGACTTTCCAAGGATGGTGGAAAGGTCGGCATTCGCCTGCTCGAACTCGGTTATGACCTTGAATGATTCCTTGAATACAGAAAATGCCTTGATAACGGCATAGACTGCTATCAGAGTCTTCGAAAAGGCGCTCTGGATGCTCTTGGCCATCCCGGAGAACGCCGACTGAGAACTGTTGGCCGCCTTCCTGGTAGACGCGGTAATCTTCTGCGATGCTGTCTCAACACTGCTCGCCGCTGAATTCATCCCAGACTTGACCTTGGACGAATCGACCTCTACCGGTATCTTAAGCTTGGATGTTGCCTGCTGAGCCATCGCTTTCCTTGTTTTCCAATGTTGCCAGAAACTCTCTCGCTTTCCTGTCAAGCTCCTCTGGCGTGAGCCTGCTGAATGTCCTTGCAACCTCTTCTGCCTCGTTCACGGGATCCCACGGCATCGGCCAGAACTTGGATGGATCCTTGAACTTGTGCTCCTTCTGGACCTGAAGGTTGAAGAGCCTTATGGTGGCTCCCCTTACCAGCTCCCCTATGTGCCTCCGGTCCGCCTCCTTCTCCATCCGGTACATCGCCATCGCCTCCCAGAACTCGCCATAGCGGAGAGTGTAGAACGTCTCGCGTGACATATGGAGAAGACCGAACGCCCAGCCACGGATGTCACCGATGACTATTGGCCGCTCTTCAGGGGCGCGTCTTTTTTTTTATCATCCTCCGGGGTCGTGGCCGGAGACACCTGGACCGTATAGATACGGATGAAGCGCCCGAGCTCGGATACGGATATGGTTCCCGCGTCCTCAACCGAGAGACCGAAAGGAACCCCATCCAGCCTTGCGCCTTCCTTGGCCGCATAGTAGAGCAAAGACCTGAAGTCCTCGAGCGATAGATCCGAAAGCCTGGACAGGGCGTTGAGGTCCGACCGGCCCGTGGATACGAGCCAGCCGGATATCGAATTGAAGTTCACCTCAACCCTGTAAGCCTGTCCGCCTATGTTGACCGTGTCCCTCATTAGCTCTCGTCAGATACTTCTGCGAACTCGCCAGTAATCTGCAGATTAAGGGAGTAGGTAGCCTCGTCATCGGCGTTGGAACTCTCGCTATAGCCAGTTATGATGGCCTTGCCCCCATAGGTCTTTCCGCCCTCGCAGGTATAGGTGATGTCGAAGATCGCGTCGTCACCCTTGAGAAGGGAGAGCGCTATGATGTCGTCCCTGTAGAGCATGGTGGAAGTGGAAGTACCGACCTCAATCATACCGGAGCATGAGAAGGTAGTCTCGTGGGATACAACCCTGTAGTGCTTGTTACCCTCGTCGTCCTTGGTGATGGACTCCTTGGTAGTGGCGGATATAGAGAGATCATCCTGGGTAATCGCGCAGAATACCGCTCCATCCTTCTTTAGCCGAATATTGTAACCGTCAACCATTGTTTTAAAGAATTTTATGATTTTTGTCTTATGTTGTATTCTATTGTAATTACCCAGATACCCTCCTGGCAGTCCTCCACAACGGAGAGGACCCTCGAAGTGAACTGGTCGTCATTGGCTCCGGACGCGATGGCATCCATCGCCTGTGACGCGTAATCCTTGGCATCCTCGTAAACATTCGAGACGATATTAAGCGAGAGGTCGGACTCAATCTTATAGATGCCATCCTTGGAAAAGTGATGGGTCACGACCTGCGAATAGACCGCAAAGGGATACTCGTTGGCCTCGGCCTCCGCATAGTAGCAGGGAAGCAAAGCGCCCACGACCTCCGTAATCCTCTCGCCTATCTGTTCCGTCATTTGCTTACGATGAGTTTGAAGTTCTTGTTGAATGCGCTTACGAACGCATTCTCATACACCTTGGTCGCACCCTGCGATGCGCTCTCGAAGAATCTCTTGGGGCGCACGCCAGCCCTGTTCCTGGACTTCCCCCTGTGACGGACCGGATTGTCGAACTTATGGGCCGGATCCCTACGGCCAAGCGTACCGTAATTGTTCCAATACGCCTTGTACCAGTCGTAAGTCTTGCCCTTCTTGCCCTGATGGCCGGTTGCCGCCCCGGTGTGGAACAGCCCTATGAGCTGGAGTATGGCAGCATCCTTCTTCCTCGACTTCGTACTGCTCTTTACGAGCTTCTTCCATCTGGAAGGTGTCCTCGCCATAATGTACTTCTTCACCGTCGTGCCAGCCGACCTTGCGGACTTCTTCATGATGGTAAAAGCGTTGTCAGGAGCCACTTCAAGTTCCTCGAGGACATCGTCAAGACCCTCGATTGCAAGCGTATCCCACTTGTCGGAGTATCTTCTAACTCGCCGAGCCATCTATTGCACGAATTGTAAGCGTGTACAGAGGTGAGAACCTCTCAGGATTGCTGATAGATTCGATAGAATATGGAACATCCTCCAGAATAACCCTCCACCTGGTCGTAAGCTCGGGAACCTTGTATATGGTGAGCGACATCAGATGTCCGCTCTCAAGGTTCTCATTCGTCACGGTCTCGTCGACACTCCGGTCCACCTTGGCGTAGACGTCCCGGAAATCCTCCCAGGAATACACCTTCGCACCACGCTCGTTGCGGGTGATGGTACACTCCTGGAGAGTAACCAGAGTATCAAGCTCGCCTATCTCAACCATGTCACTTGCCTGCATCTAGTCCCCACGACCTGTAGGGCCGGAGGAGGTTGCGTGAAGCCTTGGGAAGAGTCTCCACCGTGTCAAGCGGATTGGCGAAAAGCCCCCCGCCATGAAGTAGAATCGCAGCCACTATGTCCGAGGGTATGGGGTCCATCCCTGCGACGTAGGCGACAGTGACCGTGTCACCGCTTACGCTATCCCCGAACGTGAGTGTACTGCCATCCACTTCATAGTCGTCTTCCGCGAGGGCCGTGCCGTCGACCTCCACGGAGGCCACCGATGAGAGCGGCCTCCGCAGGATCAACTTGGAAGAGAAATCCGAGGTAAGAGTTATGTTGGAAGTGAGAATGGTGCAGCCTATCTCATGCTCCGCAGCAGTTATCGCCGCCCTCAGATATATCTGGAGCTGCGAATCATTGTCACGGGTCGTAAGGCGGAGGTGCCTCCGGAACACGAACATCATGTGGTCCAGGGAAGCGACGTCCCACTGCATTTTCTCACTTGTTGCCATACGCTACGGTAAGTTTATGCGCTCTTGAGAACTGCGAAGCTCTTAGGCTCTGCAACCAGGCAGTCGTTCCATGCGTTGAGAACGATGTTGACCTGAGCCTTCCTTGCGGAGGTGTAAGGGTCAACCACGATATCGATACCGCCCCACTGTCCAATGTAAAGATCCTCGAAATTACCAAAGATAACCGCATCAGGACATACGTTGGTCCAATCAACAGGATAGCCGTTCATGTGGGTGTAAGGACTGTCAAGCACAAACAGACCGGAGCCGGCGTCCTTCTTGGCGGTCTTGAGGGCACCCCACTGGGTAGCGTTGGTAAGATATGCCATCTTGCCCCTGTTGGCGTTCTCTGCATTGATCTTAGTCTCAAGCGCGACGATGTTGTCCCATGATACGTCACCACTAACCGAACCGATGCCGGTGGTGTTGACGATTCCGAGAGGCTCATTGTCAGATCCACTTCCCTGGATAGCGGCCTTCTCGAGAAGCTGGGCGTGTGCGCTGGTGATCTTGTCCATGAGCATCCTCTCGACATCGTAGGAAGTCTGACGAAGAAGGTCCTTGGTAAGGGCGACAGCAATGTAAGAACGATGGGGAGTCATGGTAGCCTTCCCGAACTCAACCTTGCTGAAGTCGGCCTCGTCGCCCTCTGCCCCCCATGCAGCCTCAATGTCACTCGAAGAGATGACAGGGAGGGTACCGATGAGGTCGGTAAGCACAGTCGCGCCAAGCTTGGAAACGACGAGCTTGTCACGAAGAGTCTCCACGTAACGGGCCTTCATGGTCTCGATGAGGTAGCCACCATCCTTGTCTTCGGTGTAGTTCTGTCCGTCGGCGGCCCTTGAGAGAGCGAACGAAGGGAGAACGACGCCCTGCTGGGACAGACCCAAACGCCTGTACTCGTCCTCTCCTGCCTTGGCTACGTCTGCCTCGATGCCGGTAAGCTTTCCACCCTGGGAGAGCTCGCGGATAAACTTAACAAGGGAGAAACGCTTTCCAGTCGCCTTCTCCTTGTTGCTGAGCGCCTGCTCTGCCGCCTTCTGCTCGTGAGCCTCGAGGTCCTGAGCAGCCTTGAGTTCTGCTCCAAGAGCGTCAAGCTCGGCGGAGCACTTAGTCCATTCCTCGGTTCCGACGGAGTAATTCCTCGCCTCGTCTACCTTGGCCTTGTAATCCTTGCGGATTTCTGCAATTTTTCGCATAACTAGTTGAAATTTAACACTATAACCAAAACTTATGAAATATTGTAAATAGCCTCCGCTATTTTGAGCTTCCTTTCCTTTTCGGCGTTGGCCACCGCGATCTCCCTCGCCTTCCTCTCTTCCTCTTCACCCTGCCTTGCAAGTTCGGCGGCCCTCAGTTCCGCCACGTAGGAGCCTTCATCAACGACATCGGGGTCTTCACTGCGTACCCTTACCGCGTTAGGGTTGGCCGGAATATTCACGATGGAGACCTCAAGCAACTCCTGCCCTCCGTAATAGTAGGTCTCATCAGGCTTGTTTACACCCTCGTTACCGGCTCCATAATGCCCCTTGCCCGTAGGGATGAACCCTACCGACACGGCCTTGAGCGAACCGAACTCAACCTTCCTGCGAATCTTCTCCGCCAGCTGGTTCACGTCCTCAGGCTCGAACTCGACATCAAGCATGAGCTTTCCGTCCTCAAGGTAGGCACGGCCCTTCCCTATCACGTTGTCAGGGTCGTTTCCGCCATACACATTGTGCTGATATCCCACAATGCCATTCTTGTTGTAACGGTCAAGGTCCCAGCCATCCTGGTTGACTACCGTTCCATATGAATCCCTCGTAGAGTCAGAGGCTATGAAGGTGTAGGTCCTTTCGGTCCCCTCCTTCTTCCTGAACTCAGGGGTAATCGACTTAAAAATCTTTTTCATCCTTGTTCGTGTTTGCGTTAGGATTAATGAGCGTACCGTCGTCCTTAACAATTCCCGTGTTGAGCGGATAGAGCATGTCGTCAAGGCCCTCCCTGTGCTCGAATCCCTCAAGATCCCTCACCTCGTTGCGCGACATGTAGCCGTCAAGGATAGCGTTATGGTAGAATGCGCTCCTTGCCGCAGTGTCACCCCTGAGAAGGCCGTTCATTGAGAACTCGACGTCGACGCGCTCACGGGAATCGAACAACTTCGTCCGGAGCTCCACCTCGATCATCTTGGCAATGGGCCGGAGGGTGTACTGAACGAACTGTATCGTCTGATGCTCGATATTGCTGAACGTAGCATGGGATAGGTCCGCCAGCATGTGGGGAGGAATGTTCAGAATCCTGCAGATGTCCTGCAGCGACATGTTCTCACTGTCAAGCAGGGATGCAGCCTCGGGGTCGATGGTAAGCTGCTTGTACTTGATGCCATACTCAAGAAGCGGAGTCTCGAAGTTGCCGGACGCAGCCTTGAAGTGCTTCATCCACCTCTCGTACTCATCGTCTCCAAGATGGCCGTCAGTCTCCATGACCGCCCGGACATTTCCGCCCTTGCTGTAGAAGTCCGCCCCGAACTTCTCCTGGGCGAGTGACTTCCCGAGCGCGATGGCGTTGTACACAACCGGATTCACACCCTCTACCCCGTCAAGGGTGAGAAGCATGAAATGAAGCATTTTCCTTGCCGGATGCACGCCATCAAGGAACGGTCGGTCCGTGTCGCATGCATAGACTTTGAACCATTTCTTTCCGTCTATGAGAGCGACCTGTACGCATGCCGGGTGCACCTGGTGAAGTTCGATGGAGCCGTCAGGCATCTCCCGAATATACGCATAGGCGTTCCCCCAGCCGTTGAGCCATGTAGCCATGGTCTTCCAGAAGGAAAATGCGTTGGTGTATTCATTCGGAGTCTCCGATATCGCCTTCCAAGCAGGATGCTCGGAGTAGTCGACAAGGCCGTTCGACGTAGATCTCTTCACGCTCTTTGGGAGTGATGCGATGTTGTCTGCGATAAGACGGATACCCGCATAGAAGGCGGTTATCCTGAGAGCGGAGTCGTTATTTACGTCGATGCCAAAATCAATCGGGGGGTATATAGGGAGAAGGCCGTCAGTGGACAGGGGAGCAACCCCTATCCTTATGCCGCGCCTAGCGGCCGCCTTCGGACTGATTGCGGCCTGAATCCTGCGCCAGAAACTAACTTTGCTAACTGCCATCTTCGCTAATATACACTCCAAGTGCAATTATAGCGAATTCAGTTCGAAAAATCAAGTATTTTCACCTTACAAAGCGAAAAATTTTAACTTTTCTAACATTCAGCCTTAAAAGTCAGATACTGATAGTCCTCAGGGAGTGCGACGCATATATCTGCCCGTCATCTCCGGATGTCTTGTTGAGCCAGGCCCCAAACGCGTCCACAAGAGCCACTACCCCGTCAATCTTGTTACGTGACTTCCCCTTGTTGAGCTTTATGTTTGCGTTGGGATCGACCCAGATGACCACGTTGGCGAACATCCACCGGATGATAGGATTGCCAAGGAAGTTGATGTCGTGCTTGAGCACCATCTTCTCGAGCTCCTTGGTAGGGACCGACATGTACTTGATGCTCTGCTGGTACTCCATGAGGCAGTCCTGATACGAAGCAGGGAACCTCGGTATGACATTCCACATACCCCAAGGGTCGTAGGCTATGGCCTTCACCCTGTAGTTCTGCATCTCCCTCGTCACAGTCTCCACGAACCAGTCCTCGTCAATGACCTTCCCCTGAATGACGGTAAGCAACCCCTCCTCCTGCCACTTGCGATAGTCCACCCTGTCGCCACTGTCAGCCGCAACCTTCTCGGACGGCACCATGAAGAGGAACTTGGCCACATGGTAGGCGGGGAACCAGAATGCGACAGCACAGATATCAGTCTTGGAGGCATAGTCGATGCCGACATAGCAATCGGCGCCCCTGAGCTGCTCCTCGTCGAATGTCGCAGTACACGCCTTCACGTCATCGTCGGGAATCCACACGTCCGGAGCGTCAACCCACATGTTGAGGTTCTTGGTGCAGAAGGCCGCCAGAGTCGTACCGCCCTTCATCTTCGCCTCCCTGAACTCGCTCTCGAAGTATTCCTGGGACAGAGAGACCCCGTAGTTCGGGTTGACCTTGCGCCACACGGCCGGATCACCCCACGAATCGCCATCGTCGGGCTCAAAGAGCATTATGAAGTGATTGTCCTTCTCATGAATGCCGTCAAGCACACCACGAAGGAACTCCAGATCCGAGAAGTATGGCACGGACGTGTCAGTACCAGCAGTCGATATGGAAAAAAGCATAGGCTGGGACCTCGCGCCCATACCTGTCTTGATGACATCGTAGATCTCGTTCGTCGCCCAGGCATGGCGCTCGTCACAGATGGCGCACGATGGATTAAGTCCATCCTTGTTCTTGGTATCCTTGGTGAGGGGCTTGTAAGAGCTCGCAGTCGGCCGGTACACAATCGAACCCCTGTATACATCGACCTCCCCGGAGAACTCGCTCCGGGTGATAAGCTCCTTGGAAGTTTCGAAACATATCTTGGCCTGCTCCTTGTCAACGGCGGCCGCATACACCTCGGCCGCATTCTCACGGTCGAATATCAGGAAGTACAGGGCGAGCAACCCCGCTATGGTAGTCTTGCCGTTCTTCCTGGGGACGTAGACATCCGCATAGGTGTAGCGCCTCTTCTTCGTAGCCTTCCTCTTCCATCCGAGAATATTAGCCAGAATGAACAGCTGCCACGGCTCCAGGTCAAGCGGCTTCCCGGCATAGTCGCCCTTGAAGTGCCGGAGGTTGTGGGCCACGTTCACGATAAGGACGAAATCGGTCTCATCGAAGTACAGGTCATCCCTCTTCTGGTCGGCATACCACCTGTCCACGGCCTGCCTGATCCTATGGCACGCCACGATCCTGCCGGAGCGGACCCCTTCGGCGTACTCGTCGACCTTACTGGTTATCGGGTAATTCCTTTTCATTCCTCTGGGCATTGTTTACGAACACGTTCAGCACCTCGGCTATCTTGGAGCCGCCCTCCGCCTGCTGCCTTATCCTCTGGCGGTCGACAGGGGTGAACCCGTACTTGGCGCCTATGGAGGCTATCGCAGTATAGGCCCTGTTGCGGATGGCATACGCCGGATTGACGATAGTACCGGAGACATCTCCCACGTCATTGTATCTGGCAACGTACATCCCGTTCTTGGCGATGTCCTCGCAGCAAGCAAGGTACGTGTCGTACTCGGTTGCATATATTATCAGCTGGTAGAGCTGGTCCCTCTGGAGCATGCCGGCCGTGAACAGGTCCTGGCACACCCGCCTGTATATCCTCTTGGCCCTAGGGGTGAGGTTCCCGTATCCGGATACCCTCGAATAATCCTTCAGGTCCGTGATCTTCATGGAAACCTCGACCGAGGATGCCCTCGGCCTGTCAGCCCTTGCGGTCCCCCGGAGCTTCTGGAGCTCCGCCGGTATCTTGTGTCTTCCCATTTCTTATCTCCCTTATGTCCTTTACATCGGTTATCACCTTCCGCAGGAACTCGAACTCGTCCCTGCTCCTGGATATGTGTATCACCTCGATTCGAGGATTCTTCGTCATGTTGGCCGAGCCAGTCACGCATATGCAGCCTCCGCCCCTCAGGGAGAACGCCACGAACTTGGCGTGGGTCTTGGCGAACTTGAACTTCACGTTATCCCCCAGAACCTCGACACCGCCCAAGGCGAAATAGTTCTTGTGGAGGAACAAGTCGTCAAGCAGGCAGAGAACGTGGACTCCAGAACTGACCGCCTCCTTTATGGCTGCGAGACCGGTCGCACCTATGGAGAACGTGCACATGTACAGAGACTCCATCTCATCGACATAGGCCCTCAGGATATTGGGCAGATCGAAGGCGTTCGTTATCATCATGACCGAATCTGTGTCCGACATGTCCGATATGACGGCCCTTATCTCCTCCATGTCACGCATGATCTTGCCACGGAACTTGTAGTCGTTCCTCTTCATGCGGTATGTCAGCTTCATCTCCTCCCGGCTCCCGCCCTGGAGCTTCCTGGCGGACCCTATTCCGCCCCCCGAGAACAAACCCGAACGCTTGGCCATGGGTTTATCAAATTTTGACACTGTTTGCGTAAAACGGGGGCAGCGGTCTTGAGCAGATTTCGGCGAGAGATTCACCCCTCCCCCCGGGGGTCCGGCCGAGAGGGCCCGGCGCCGGACGCCCGGAGAAACATGCCCCTACCATCGCATACCGGGCCTCCACACCTTCAATCGCTCGCGGTCCCTGTTACCCTTCGTCACGTTGCAATCGTGGCACAGAGCCTGCAAATTGGCCGTATCGAAGAAGTCTCCGCCCATCCTCTTCCATGCCGGCCAGGGTATCACGTGGTCGACACATTCGGACGCCTTCACTATCCCGTTCCTCGCACACTCGGCGCACAGCGGATGGAGCGCCCTGAATGTCCTTGACAGGCGAGTCCACCTGTCGGTATGGTAGGGAGAGTCGGACCTTTCCCGATGGTATCCGGTCCGAACACTCCTACTCTTCTTTGAATCCCAGGCGAGCTTCATCACTCAGCCTCCTTGGATTCCTCGGGTTCCTTCACATCCTTCCAGTCGTTCCACCCCAGAGGGAGAGGACGGTACTTGAGGTTGTGAACTGTCCGATACCTTCCTTCGAACTGCCCGTCCGATATGGACTTGGACTTGATGCCCGCCATGATCTCCTCGACCATCGCATCACGAGAGTATCCCTCGTGCCTGAGGATAATCCTTATCCTCGCTTCTTCGTTCTTTGTCATGTCTAGCTCTTTCTGGCTATGTCGTTCCATTCCTTCTGTCTCGGCCGTGCATAAGAGTCACAGGCATCCTGTACGGCCTTGACAGGACACTTGTCGTCAGCAACCATTCTCAACAGGTCCTCGACCTGCCCGGCGGGATAGCCCGCCATGACGAGAAGGCACCTTACCTTCCCGATCTCATCACTTGTCATCATCTTGACTAACATTGTTGTTATCTTGTTCATAAAACCTTCTCAGGTCCGAAAGGGCCGAGAGCAACCTCTCCTGGGTCGTACCCTTGCCGGAAAGCGCCTGGCATATCCTCTCGTCGACAGTACCGCTGGCTATCAGCCGGTACACCTGCACAGGGTATGGCTGCCCCTGCCTATGGAGCCTCGCATTGGCCTGCTGGTACAGCTCGAGGTTCCATGTCAAGCCATACCACACGATGTAGTGTCCGCCCTGCTGCATGTTCAGCCCATATGCAGTGGATGCAGGATGGGCCAACAGAACCTCGATCTTGCCGGCGTTCCAGTCATCAAGGTCCTTGGCGCCCGTATAGTTCCGGACCTTGAATCCCTTCAGGGCGTCGGCTATCATGGGTATCTCGGCCACATAGGCATAGAACACCAGGACATGGCACTCGGATGCCATGGCACCTTCGACAATCTCGCGGAGACACTCACCCTTCCTTGTGTGCACGACATGGACATTGTGCTCCGAGTCGTACACCATTCCCGATGCATACTGCTGGAGCTTGTTCAGGAGTCCGGCCGCATTGCTCGCTATGATGTTCGTATCGTCCTCCTCGAACGACAGGACCTCCTCACGCTCGAACCTCTCGTATCCCTCATAGGCATCACCGAGGTCGACAGGGTAATCGTGCACTATCATGTCAGGGAGCTGCAGATAGTCCCTGCCCTGCATTGACAGGCATATGTCGGATATCCTCTCGCGTATCACCTTCTCCATTCCCGCCTTGGGCGTGCACCGGATTATGATGTTGTTCCACTTGTGGATTGAGAAGTACGTATCGCGATACCGGGTGAGGGACTTGCCGAGTCTTTCTCCGCCGTCGATGACATACATCTGGGCCCAGAGGTCGATTAGACCGTTGGGAGCCGGAGTGCCGGTAAGGCCTATCACACGCCTGAAGGAGGGAGCCACCCTGCGAAGGGCCTTGAACCTCTGGGACGTGTTGGACTTGAAGGAGGTCAGCTCGTCAAGCACGATGGCATCGAAAGGAAGAGAACTCCTGTAGTAGTCCACCATCCAGACGAAGTTGTCCCTCCCTGTCACATACACATCGGCGTCATCGGAAAGGGCCTTGACCCTCCGGGCCGCCGAGCCGAGAACTACAGAGACCTTGAGACCCAGATGATCCCACTTGGAATTCTCCGTAGCCCATGTAGACTCGGCCACCTTCTTGGGCGCAACGACCAGGACCTTGGAGAGCTCCGCGTCGTCGATGAGCCTCTGGATGGCGGTCAGTGTTATCACGGTCTTCCCGAGGCCCATGTCAAGGAAGAGACAGCATCTCGGATGCTCCCCGATCCAGGACATCGCCTGCTTCTGATACTGGTACGGCACGAACCTCATATCCTCCTCATGTCTTCAAGCAGCCAGTCGACGCTCTCTCTCGAGTCCGCCACATAGACCTTCTGCCCCAGCAGGGCGAGCTGCTGGATCCGGAGGGTCTGCTTGGTTGTTATCCTTCCCGAGTATCCCTTCACCTCGACCCATGCAGACACGCCGCAAGGGAGAAGGACAATCCTGTCGGGATAGCCCGTCATGTTCGACGATGCGAACTTCAGGCACAGCCCGCCTGCCTTGGTGACCGAGTCCACCAGGTATCTCTCTATCGCCTTCTCGCTCGTGAGTGCGTATTTGCTAGCTTCACTCATCTTGGAACAAAAAAAATCTCGCGCGTATACCCCTATAATTTTGCATACCCCCATACCCTCATATGCGGATTTACCTGTATTTTCCATTTTTTACCATTATATCCATACCCTATTATATTTTTTATTTTTATCATATTTTTTTGTTTTTTGTTCTAAAACACCTTAATAAATTGATAATCAGCGGAAAAACTTGGAACAAATCTTGGAACAAATTTTTTCAGTTTGTTCCGAGCTTTTTTTGGCCCCTAAATTTTTTGTTCCGTTTTGTCCGGATTTGTTCCGGGATTTTCACCGGTTTGTTCCGCCTCCTTGATCCTCTCGTAGCCCCTCTGCTTGCCGTAAGGTCCGAACTCCGCAAGGGTGTCCATCCTCTTCCATCCAGGTATGGTGTCCATGAGTCTGTTTATGTACTGGCTCGTGAATTTACCGTTCTCGGATATCTTCTCATGGAGCAGTTCGTTTTTCAGCTCCTGCGCACATATCTTGTCTCGTCTGACCTCCCCCGCCGTCCTGGTAGGGTCGTTGCAGTCGAAGTAGGCCCTTCTCTCAGGCATGGTCCTGGACTCCCATGAAGGAGGGAGAGGCATGTCAAGGAACTCCATTATCGTTCCCCGGTTGTCGTCGTTCATGATCGATGTGAACTTCTTCTGGATCCGGGCCGCCTCTTCCTTCATCGCCCCGGTAAGGTACAGGGGAGAGCCTTCCTTGTAGTAGTGTATCGCCTCGGCCCATATCTGGTCCCTCTCCCTTGGGAGGTCTTCCCAGATGCTTGCGACCGGCTTCTTGATTCCGGCCTCCACGACCAGGAATCTCCTGTTGTCCTCGTCAGTCAGGAAGTCGGGTCTGTTGGTAGTCCCGAAGAATACGCAGTGTCTTGGGTATGACTTGGAGCTCTTTCCGTAGGCCTCCCTGAAGGTGTCCCGCTCCCTCGTTATGAAGGCCTTCACCCCCTCAAGGTCTGAGCGCTTCAGCGAGGCGAGTTCGGCGAACTCGGCCAGCAGGGCTATCCTCAGGTTCTCCATTGCGTCCTTCCCGGCGAGCCCGTTGGATATCTCGATGGAAAAGCTGTCGCATCCCATCTTCCTTACGATTGCGGACTTACCGATGCCCTGCTTCCCGTACAGGACCAGCATGTAGTCGTACTGGATTCCCGGCCTGTACGTCCTCGCCACGGCCGCCACGAACTGCATCCTTGATACGGTCCTCGTATAGGGAGTGTCGGCGGCTCCGAGGTAGTCTATCAGGATCATGTCCAGCCTCGGCTTTCCGTCCCACTCCCCCACGGATTCGAAGTATTCCTTCACGGGGTTGAACGAGTGCCTTGAAAGAACTATGTTCAGTGCGTCGTTCAGCACCCCCTTGGATATCTTGCCACATATGTGCTCCACGTATCCAGAGAGGTTCGATATGTCCTTCAGGCCGATGTCCTCGGTCGGGTCCGACCTCTCCCAGGGTGCGTCCACTATTATGTCCTGCCCGGAGAATGTGTTGGTCCTGAACCGGCCCCTCAGCTTCGGGTCCGTCTCAAGCAGGTTCACGATGTTTTCGATGGAGTTCGCGGGTATCTTGTCCTTTCCCTTCGAGAACTTCGTACTTATGTTATCCATCCATGACGAGTCTATCACCGAAAGGTCTACGTCCTTGAAATCTTCCTTGGCGCTTGCGGAGAACAGCCCCTCCGCAAGGACCAGCTTCTTTATCTCCGGGTCATCCGATATGTATTCCTCCATCGCCCTGAACGAAGGAGCCTTGGTGATGTCATCGTAGGGTCCTGCGTCACGGTCCCCGAACTTGTGGATGCGTATCAAGTCGAAGGCGTTGTGGAGCCCCTTTGCCGGGTCGGTATCATGGTTCGAATAGGCGAACTTGCCCTCGTAGCATACCAGACCCCCGACAGTGCTCCCCTTGGCGTATGAGTACCGCCCGGTCACGCTGGTAGGAGTGTATATGTCAGGGAGGAACTTGTCTATGGCGTCCTCTATGGTATAGCACCTGCAGAACGCTCCTATGAGTCCGCCCTTCTCGGTCGGGTCCTGCGCCTTCTTCGTCTCCTTCCTTACGAGGTCCTTCTCCCTGGAGGATCTCGGCCACTCGGCCACGTTGTGCCAGTCGACATACTCCCCTTCAAGGATATCATCCACCTTCAGCGGCTCGCCCCTCTGTATCCTCGAGAAGAACGGCCCGTCGGAGCTTGCGCTCGGCCAGTAGAACAGGCGGGTAAGGTCGTAGGTCGTGTCGTCTATCATCTCTATGCCTATCTTGCCCGCCACCCACCTGGCCAGTGGTTCATACTCATCAGGGGAAACGTTGCGGTCCAGGAGAATCACTATCCTCGCCCTCGGCTTCTGGGCCGTGTGCTTGTGGGTCGTATATATGAACATGTCGACATTTTCGAACAGCATGCAGAGGTCATCCCAGAAGTCCTCTATCAGGCCCCTTATGAAGTCGAAGTCAAGGGTGATGACCGAGTGGAACGACACGTGGTCCTTCCTGCGTATGCCATCTCTCAGGTATCCTCCGACGAATCCGCCCACATCCTTTATCAGGGACTGCTCGTCCTTCGTCATCTTGAAGTATTCGGCGACAGTCTCCTTGGTGCGGGTGACCTCCATGCACCTCTTCGCCAGTTCGGCCCAGCGGACATTGCGGATTCTCCACTGGGTTGCCTTCCTGGTCTTGGCCGTCGCTATATATATTGTCTTGTTCTTGTCCATTGTAACAGAATTGTTAGTCCTTCAGATAATATGGCGTGGAATAGCCCGCCCCCTTCAGTGGCAGGTCTTCGCACCATCCTATCGGCTGTGAGAACAGGCTTTCGAGCTCTTCTAGCGTCTGACCTTTCTTCGCCTCAACAATCACTTCGTCATGTACGTGGAACACCACGTCGAACCCGTGTTCCTTGCACCTGAGAAGGATCTCTCCTAGGATGTCCCTCGCCACTGCCTGCACTATGTTCTCGGTCAGCTTACCGCCGAACGTGCGAATCACAGTCCACTGCCTGGTAGTCTGGTTCACCCCTTCATAAGCGAGTCCGTCTTTTTCATACACTTCCCCCTTCCTGGTCCTGAGGTGCTCGGGTATGACCTGCGCCCTCACGTAGAAGATGGATCTTCCCGATGGCAGTGTCACCATGAGTCCTCCCCATTTCCCGGTGAAGGTTATTCCCCTTGTGGATGGCTTGGGATGCCCGGGGTCCTTCAGCGCCCCGATGGCCGCACGCTCGAATATCCCCCAGAGGGCGACGATGTTCCTGTTGGCGTTTCGCCACTTGTAGACGATGTCCTTCTCTTCCTCTTCGGAGAGTCCGAGCCTCTGACCGCCCATGGCGTCAAGTGCGTTCACGGCTCCCCCGTATCCCAGGGCGAGTACCGCGATCTTTCCCTTCTGCCGGAGCTCGGCGTTCTCGCCATGCTTCTCGACGCGAACGCCAAACATCTGGGAGGCTGTCTCGCAGTATATGTCCTTGCCGGCCCTGAACGCCTCCAGCACCCAGCCCTCGCCCGCCAGCCATGCGACCACCCTCGCTTCGATGGCGGAGAAGTCGCATACATGGAGGGTGCATCCCGGACCTGCTATGAAGGCCGTGCGGATGAGCTCGGAGAGTACGTTGTTCACCTTGTCGTAGCATAGGGTGAATTCGTCATAGTCTCCACGGAGCACTATGTTCCTTGCATCGCCGAGGTTCTTCATGTGGTTCTGAGGGAGGTTCTGCAGCTGGACCAGCCTGCCGCTCCAGCGTCCGGAGCGTGCGGCCCCGTAGAACTGGAACAGCCCCCTGATACGGCCGTCGTCATTCACGCAGTCAAGCATCGAAGCGTACTTGGCGTTGGATGTCTTGGCGAGCTCCCTGCGGAGCCTCAGTGCCTCGACCGCCTGAGGGTATCTCCCTAGCTTCCTTTCCAGCTCGTAGACATTCCCCTTGCCGAGGGAGTCGATGCCGTATCCGGTAAGGCCCTTGAGCCATTCCTTCATCTGGGTGTTTGAGTTTGGGTTGTCAAGGCCTGTAAGGGCCCTGAGCCGCTCCATGAGTTCGTCCGTGTAGGTGTGGTAGAACCTGTCGGCGTTCTCTGCGAGCCGCCTGTCAAGCAGCACCCCTCGGTCGTTTATCTCCTGGTCAAGCACGTAGAGCCTCTGGTCGAACTCGGGCACAGGGAATCTCCGCACCTTGGCGAGGACCGCCTGCTCCACCTCCACGTCACGCTTGTTGTACGCCTTGAATATCTCCCACTTCTCTGGGTTCTCCGATGGAAGCACCCTTTCGGGCTCCTCCCCCATCAGTGTCCTCCGGCGTTTTCTCTGCGGAGTGGAGAAGAGCCTTATCAGGGCGTTGCCTTCCCTCATCTTGTTGACAGGCAGACCCAGTGCCTCAGCACAGGCGGAGAGTCCCAGAGGGAGTCCCATCCTTGCAGCCTGGACCATGGTGCACCGCCACTGCTCTATAGGGAGCATGACTCCAAGGTACTTGGACAGGCATGTCCTTTCGAACATGGCGTTGTATGCGGTCTTGACGACATCAGGGTCGGTCAACGCAGAGGCGATTTCTCCGGGGAGCTCCTCTCCGGATGCGAGGTCGACGGTCCTTACCTCGGAGTCGTCGTCCCTCTTGTATGAGAACAGAAGGATGGTGAAGTCCACAGCCTCTACATATCTGTGGACCCCACACTCCATAAGGTCGAAGCTTGAATAAGTCTCAATGTCTATTCCCAGCTCCTTCATCGCCTAGAGAGCGTCATCGTCATCGTCGTCATCGTCATCGTTCGCATTGACGAATCCGCTGGTGTCTACGTCGTCATCGTCATCGTTCGCATTGACGAATCCGCTGGTGTCTACGTCGTCATCGTCATCGTTCGCATTGACGAATCCGCTGGTGTCTACGTCGGCAAAGTCGGTGCTGGCATTGGTGTTGCTTTCTCCGAGTTTGGCATCGTCCTTTGCCTTCATGAGGTTGTTTAGACCTGCGAGCACTCCCTTCTTGTGGGGGTTGTTGTACGGGATGAACGTCACGGAGACCACGCACCAGCAGCCGGAGTAGACTTCGCTCTGGTCGATTATCGGGTGGCGCTCGGTGTCCACGATCTCGGGCTTTTTATAGCTCCATGCTGTAATATAATATGTGTCACGATAGGCGGCATACTTGTCAGGATCGCCTTTGACTTTCTCGTTGCCATCGTGCAGCAGATCTGTGAGGTTCTGGGGGAGGTTCCCGCTCCACTTGGTGAGCTTGCCCTTCTCCTTGGCCGCCTTGATGGCCTTTCGGATGGCCTTGAGAGTGGCCTTGTCACTGTTGGGGATAATGAGGTCCGCGGAATACTTTGGCTTGTCTGAATTTTTGTCTTTTTTGGGTTCCCAGACATGTGCGAATGACAGTCTGACCGGTCCGAAGATGACCTTGGTGTCACCTACGATCTTTGGTGTGATGCTTTTTACTTGCATGGTTTAAGATGTTAAAAAAGTTAGTAATGCGAAAATGTTAATTATCGTTAAGGCATAACCTTGTGCCGCCCCGGGGAGTCGAACCCCTGTTGAAATATACTCCTGCCTTCACCTTTAATTCTAATGCACGGCTACCGAGTCGCCAGGGGCGGCGGATGTCTTAGTCCCTCTCTCCGGTTCGGCGATATCGGACATACCGGCGTATGGACTCGATGAGGATTATCACCAGAAGGCTCACAATTATCGCTATTAAGCTCGTGACTATTATGAAGCCTATCACCAGGCAGAATGTCTTGTAGAATGCCCACATGGCTACTTCTCCTCCCTCCTTACTTTGGCGCTTTCCTCTCGCCAGTTATATCCTTCGATACCTGCGATCTCGAGGATCTTCTCATAGAGGTCGACCATCCTGTTGCAGGCGCTTGCCCTCATGCTTCCCCTCTGGATTATCCCCCGGAGCTCCTTGACGAATGTTCGCATTCCATAGTATCCATCCTCAGGCAGGGCTTCCATGATAAGGGTGCATTTCCACCATGCGTATGTCGCGCCATGGTTGACGTATGCCAGGTAGTCCGCAAGGTCCAGTCCGAGGGCCCTTACCAGCTGCCGCAGGTAGAACGTCTTCTCTCCAAGGCAAAGTGGCTTATCCATAGTTCTCGGTCTTAAGGATTATCGTCTTCTTTCCGTCCCTCGTCACCACCATGTCCACTCCGGATATGTCGTAGTGGTAGGTGATCATCTCCGAGTCCTTCACGGCCGCCGCAATCTCGCAGTCGTCGTTGAACTTGTTTATCAGTTGAGTCAGTTCACTCTTTTTCATGTCGTATCTAGATCTTAAAAATTCTTACCCTCTTCTCGAATTCGCTCTCGATGCTTGTTATCATCCTCCGAAACTCCCTGTCCCTGTCGTTGGGGACGAATATCATGGAGAACACTCCCCCGTCCATCGGCGTGAAGGGTCCGTGTATGGTGAATGTCATCCATGGGTCCGGCTTCGTGCATCCGGTCTCATTCCGTAGGGCCAGCCCCCACATTCGGCACATGTGGTTGAAGCGTGTCAGTATCCGGTCCTCGGCGAACTCCCTCCTTGCATCGGTGTCCTCCCTCGGCGGTATCTTCACTCCCTGCCACTCCCTGTGCACCTCCGGCGGATAGGAGCGCTCCACCCTCTGCTTGTCCTCTATCGTCCGGCACACGGCCTCGCAATACTCGCCCCACAGTCCGGCATCCTCGACCTGCCGCTTGAACCACGGCCAGAAGGTCTCGTCCGTATCCCTCCATATGGGAAACAGGGTATTCTCTACTTTCTTACCCATTGTCTGCAATCTCTTCAGCGTTCATCCTGTACCATACCTTCACATCCTTGAGGCTTTCAGTTCGACCGTACGATACGTATGTCACTATGAATGTGACCTTGTATGCGTTGCCGGTCGACTGCACGGCATGCCTGTCAAGTACATATCTGTGCCTTACCCCCAGCCCCTTGGATAAGTCGTCCCGGATGACGGTCCTCAGTATCACCAGCGCTGCCACCAGGGAGCTTTCGGGGAGCTTGTCGTTTACTCCCAGCATGACCTTTGTCGTGTCGCAGATGAGCATCACCCGCAGGTTCTCGTCAGTTCTCTCCATCACTCAGTTCTTTTCTTGCGTCTTTTAACTTTAGCTCGTCCTGCAGTTTCTGGAGCCCCTTTATGGCTTTCTCAATCATCCAGTACCATTTCTCGCTGAATAGCTTGTCATCCGGATTCTTGAGTATACGAGCTTCCTCTGAGGTTATCGCGTTCAGGCTGCTGAATATCTGTACGCCGTCCACACTGAACAGGCTCAGGAAGGTGTGCCCTGCATCGTCAGTCGTTTTCATTGTCTGCCTTGGTTTTTCCATGTTTCTTGTCGTTTTTCTCGGTGTTGTTGATCTCGTCTAGTAGGGAGTCAAGCGCCTTGACCGCCTTGTCGGGGAGCTGCTTGGCCGTGTCGTTCTCCCTCAGATATTCGATGGTTCCGCCGACGCCGTACATGACGTATGCATCCTTGGTGCTCGGTACGAACACGTAGACCAGCCCGAACATGAGCGCCCCTGCGAAGAGGGCCAGCCCCCACTTCCCGGACTTCCTTGCAAGCCCGGGCTTCTCCTCCAGATGGGCGAAGAACACTGCCAGCAGTGCGCCGAAGGTGAGCACTCCGCATACCGTCGTGACGACGGAGAGGAATTCCCGTATGGAGTCCAGCCTTGTTATCCAGTACAATTCGTTCATCTCATCTATCTCTTAAACGTTCTTCTTCGTAATCTCTGTAGAGTACGGCCTTGGCGGTTATGTGGTTGGTCTTGATCATGTAGATCTCCTCCGGGGCGTAATTGCCCATTCTTCTTTCCATCTTGCTCTCGGAGACATATCGCCCGGGGTTCCTGCAGAAGAGGATGGCATCCCCTTGCTTCTCTCCGAAATTATAGAGCGGTATGAATCCCTTTCCATCTACGTATTGGACCGCCACATACCCCTCGGGCCGCCAGTCGACATTCATGATTGCCTGATTTTATCGGTTCTTATCTTCAGGGGCCCCGTTGTCAGTATGACCAGCCCATGGTCTACCATGTCACCTTCGTCAGTGAGCGCCATCACCGGGCAGGTCTTGGCCTTCCAGATGGGTGCGGTGAGGTTGTCGACCTTGTTCCTCACTCCGTCAAGGCACAGCATCAGGTCGTCTGACACTCCATATACCACCAGGCACTGGCCCTTGTCGTCCTTGGATATCCGGGTAAGGAGCGCTATGAGCTGGTCCACTGTCAACGTGAACTCGTTCATATCCTCGTAAGATACGCCGTACTTCATTTCTTGTCAGGATTGTTCTTTTCGGCTTCCCTCATTTTCAGGGCGCTTGCTATGGCTCCCTTGATCTGATGTTCTATGCGTATCTTGACCGCCATGTCGTCAATTGATTCGCCGTATATCCACTTGCGGGCCAGCTCGTCAGACAGGGCGAACTTCACCCAGAACACGTCCTTCCTGCTTTCGAACGAAGGGTCAATCTGAAAATCCATGATTAGTTTTTTTTTTTGATATTTTTGTTCTACTAGGCCATTCTTAAATTTCAATGCCCTTAAAATCTGATTTACTGCTGTTGTAAGGTTCCCTCTTGTCGCTCTCTGGAACGAGTGTCGGTCGGCCCTGGGGCTTCTCAACATAGAACCTCGCCACGTCGGCAAAGTTCCTCTTGCCCATCAGCTTCTCGAGCTCGCCTATCGGGCGGAGCTCCTGCGGCCTGTAAATGTTTTCAGGGGAGTAGCCCTTGGCGATTAGGGCGTTTGCGAGCTTCATCGGCTCCGTGATCTGGCGGATGCTCCTTCCCTCCACGACCTTGTAGCCCTTGATGTCGGCCCCGTCCAGGGCGCGTTCCAACGCGAACGCCTCGAAGTCGGCCACCCATGACTTGACAAGCGGTATGATTGCAAGGTATCCGGGGATCTCGGAGTCCGACAGGAGCTTCGGGTTGTCGGCCCTTGCGACCTTCATTCCCACTTCGGCCAGAGCCTTGCAGGCCCCCTTGACCTTGCAGAACCTGCACCAGTCGCCCGGAGTCTGCTCGCCCTCTCCATCGTAGGCCCTCTTCGCAGTGGGTACGAGAATCTCATCCCTCCATGCCAGAAGCTCCTTGATGTCCATCTCGTACTCGGAGAGGTTGTCCATCCTCGGCTGGACGATGGTCATCCTTACCTTGTTGACAGGATACTCTATGGAGTATTCGTCATAGGCTCCGAGGGCGTATATCATCATCTGGGGATTGCGGAAAGCGTCGACCTTGACTCCCTTTCCGTATTTGAAATCGATGACCTCAAGAAGTCCGTCAGATATGACGATGGAGTCGGCCGTACCGAACGAGTCGGTGAGGAACTCGGAAAAGTCAAGGCGAGTCTCGATGAAGACTTTTGCATCCTTGGTAGTGGTCCTCGCCTTGGAAAGCTTCTCAATGACTATGTCCCTGTAGGTGTCGGTACACTGCTCCATCTCCTCCGTGACTTCGATGCCCCTCCCTATGGTATATGTCACCATCTCGGTATCCTCGGCGTTGGTGTTCATCCCGAGGGCCCTCTTTATCTTCTTGGCCCCCAGGGCATGTGCCAGGGAGCCCTCCATCGCAAAGGAGCTCTCGGCATCCGGTGCGTTCTCCTCCAGCCGGAGGGATGGCGTGCAGTTCAGCCACCTGTGCGCCCCTGAAGGGCTAAGCAGTGCGTGTCCGTTGGCAGCCATGGCTACATGGGATATTCGATTAGCACTCCGTCCTTGTCGACGTAGGTCCCGCCCACCATCTCGACGAACTCCTGGATCTTGTCCTCGGGGAGCTGCGAGGGAACGTCAGAACCAAGGGTACGGGCATAGCTCTTGAAGAGTCTCGTCAGAGGCTTGTGGTACTTGACATAGCTCTCGCTCTCAGTGTTCTCGGTCCAGTCGGCCCCTTCGATGCGGGCCCTGCACTCGTTCATGGCACGGCGGACCTCGGTGATCTCCTGCTCGGCCTTGGGAGCCTCCTTGGGCTTCTCTGGCTTGGCCGGAGCATCCTTCACGGTCGCCTTGGCGACCTTCTGGGCGACCGCCTTCTCGGCAGTCCTTTCCTCCATCTTCTGCCCGAAGACGGAGAGCACGTTCTTCCATCCTTCTCCCGGATGGAGCGTGACGTTTACATTGATCTCAATCATAAGTCTTGGATTATAGTGTTAAACTTTACTTTTCGAACTCTTCCCCGTGCCTGTTCATCATCCTGACTGACAGGCAGAGGTTAGCAACCGTGAGTGATACCAGCCAGAGCGGTCCTCCGGAGAACAGCATCACCGATACCAGTGACAGTATGAAGTACGTTGCTGCGAATCTTGCTTTCATGGTCTGAAGTGTTAAAATTTCCTTTTTAAAAAAAGGGGAGCGCCCCGGGTTGCTCCCCGCGCAAAACTTAAAGAACCTGTGAGGCATCAATCTCATAACGTCATGTCTACTGCTTTCCGGGGCCGTGGCCTTCCCAGGCGGCGTGTCATCTTCTCATCCAGATCCGGCGTATCTCGGCCCCGGTGTAGAGCACCTTTGGTGCGGTCTTTGCCGGCTGCATCAGTCCGGATCTTCTCCAATGTCCGACAGTGTGCCGGTCGACTCCGAGGAAGGAGGCTGCCTCCGCCTCGGTATAGTGCCTTCTCTCAAGCACCTCGGGTTCCTGCAGTGTCATGCCTTCCTCTCCACTGTCATTGGCCCGTCACTCGGAGCGCTCACGCTCCACTCGCCCTTTCCGTCGGATTTCAGCTGGGCCGCAAGGATCCTTACGGTCGATGCCGTGAAGGTACTCTTGTCCACCGCTATCATCTCTCCGGTATTCATTGAGAGCATCGCGGCCCTCAACGTCCCTTTTTCCTTTACTGTCTTCATTTGTTATCTTATAGTTTGTCATTCATTCTCATTCGTCAGGTCCATCCATTTCCTCAGTTCGATCACCTCTGAGGGAGTCAGCTTCCCGGATATCTTCTGAAGGAACAGGTCCCTTCTGTAGAGGTCCCTCTCCTGCATCAGTTCGCTAATCCGCTTGTCCTGGTCATCCACCGCCCCCTCGAGAATCCTTATCTGCTCCTGATACAGCTTGCAGTTATTGTCGAACTTGCTGGCCATCCTTGCGCACTCAAGGGCTATCTCGTAGAATTTGCCGTCCCTGTAGTATTCGGCGAACACCTTGAGCGGCAGAGACGAATATGTATATATGAGGTTGCCCTTCTTGTAATCCCTTTCGGCGCTGGTCTCCCCGGTCATGTTTTCGAATTCCAATGGTGTCATGTCGGTACGTTTTTTGTTAAGTAATTAGTTAATTAAGTTGTTAAGTGCAAAGTTAAGCGAATTAATTTACTTTCCAAACTTTTTGCACAAAAAATTAACTAATCAGACCTAACTTTTTTAACCGCGTCATGTCTAAAATTCTTAACTTCTTGGCGGATAATAATTTGCGTCAAGTCGACATCAGCAACTACCTTGGGATCTCCAAGGCGTCAGTCTCAAGCTGGGTGGCAGGCCGGACGAAGCCCGACCCGGTGAACCTTCATAAACTCGTCAACAACAACATGGGATGGGATGTGTCCGCCCTGACGGACGGCACGACGAACATTCCGCCCCTGGCGGATACGGCCGTATCGCAGGATGCCTACATAAGACTCCTTCAGGACATGGTCGAATCGCTCCGGAGGCAGAACTCGGAGTATTATGCGACAATCCAGGAGCTCCTTAAGAAGATCCCGAATGCCTGAATCAGGTAAAAAGAATTAAACCGAAAGTTAAACCAAGAGAAAAGTTCCCTCCGTAACAGACTAGCCACTAAGGGATTATACGGAAGATTAACCGGTCTCGAAAACCGGTAGTCGCGTATGCGGCTCCAGGGTTCGAATCCCTGTCTTTCCGCTGAATATCAATCTGTTACGTCAAGGGTATACTGCTTATCCTTGACGCTCTTCATGTGTCATTTTGGGACATTTTGGAGCGTTTTGGGGCTTTTCGGAGAAAAAAGTTAAACCAAAAGTTAAACCAAGGCCGTGCCGGCATGTCAGGGAGTTACGCCCCGGACCGGCCGAAAGTTAAACCAAAGTTAAACCAAAACGGCATGAAACAGACAGTCACGATATTCACCAAGAAGGGGTGCAGCAGCGCATTCCTGAGACTCCGCCACAACCGCAAGTATATCTTCGTCTCCACCGGCCGGCCTGCGACAGATCCGGCGGTACAGATGATGGCGTCCCGAGTCAACACCTACCTTGCGGACCTCGCCCTGGCAGGCAGGCTGAAGGCCATCGACAATGATACGCTTACCGGCAAGATTCGCTCCCTGATGGGAGTCGAAAAGGTAGTCAGGGGAGCGTTCCTCAAGGCCTATGAAGAATTCGCCCAGTCAAGGAACAAGCCGAGGACCGTGGAGACATACGTCCGTACAAGCAAGCTCCTTCATCGGTTCGATCCCATGATAGCCCAGAGGGACTTCTTCGAAATCGATGCGCCCTACATATCCAAGTTCAGGAGCTGGCTGGAGGGCCGCGGGAACACTATCAATACGGTAAACATCCACCTCCGCAACATGAGGGCCGTGTTCAACCATGCCAGGGACACCGGCCTGACGGACTGCTATCCGTTCAGCAAGATAAAGATAAAGAACGAGGAGACCGAGAAGAGGGCGCTGCCAATCAGGGAGGTCCGGCGGATATTCAACAGCATGCACGGCAAGTGGAGGGATGTCTGGGTGCTGATATTCTGTCTCCGAGGTATCAATGCGATTGACCTTTACAACCTCCGGCCAGGGGACTACAAAAACGGCCGCATCACCTACGTCCGGAGCAAGACAGGCAAGAGGTACTCGGTCAAGGTAGAACCGGAGGCGGCGTACCTGATGAGGAAGTGGAGAGGCACCGAGAGGCTGTTCTCGTTCTGCGAGGGGACGTCCTCCTACAGGAACTGGTACATCAATGCCTGCAGGCAGATGAAGAAGGACATCGGGCACACGACCTACGAGGCCCGCCACTCAGTGGCCACACTGGCGTCCCAGGTAGGCGTCCCCCTGGAGGTCATAGCCCAGATGCTGGGGCACTCGGACACTTCGAGGGCCGTCACCATGGTATATGTAGATCCGGACGAATCCAAGGCGGACAAGGGCATGCGATGGACACTGGACTTCGTAAAGGGGAAACGGAAGCCGGAGTGGTAAAAACCTCCCTTGTCTCACGACGAGGAAGGCCGAAAACCAAATACCATAACAATCTGAAACTAAATCCAATCTACCATATGGACAAAAACAAGATGCAAAAGCACCGTGTACAAAGATACGAAAAAGGGCCCCGTTTCACAACGGAGCCTTTCAGAATTTACCCGTAAAAAATATGAAAAGAATTCATGGAATTTTATCCCCTTGTAAAGGTACGAATTTTCCGCGGCAAAGCCTTTCAACCCTAGTAAAATGATTTCGGTTAACTAGGGAATTTTTTAGGTCTAAAAAGAGGCGCCCCTGGTCTCACGACCGGAAGCGCCCCCACGAACCTGTGAAATTATTCACGATGCACCTGCAAATATAGCCATTATTCCGCAATGTTGTCCACCATTGTGTCGATGGCGGCTCCGAGGTCCCACCCGCCCTTCTTCATGAGCGCTATCTTCCTTGCGGTCTCCGCATCCACACGGGCTGACACTGTCACCCTTGGGGCGCTCCCCCTGAGCTTCCTTCCGGCCCCCTTCCTCGCTCCGCCATGGGTGTATCGCCAGAACCCGTCAAGGCACAGGAGCCTTGTCACGCTCCGCAGGTCCCTGAAGGCGATTATCTGGCGCACCTTGTTGGCCTCGGGGTCGAGGTCGAGCCGTTCGCAGCTGTGTGCGAACATGGGGTCCCCGGGATGTATGCAGTTGCTCGCCTGGGAGTCCTTGACGAGGTCGAAGATCTCCCTCGCCTCCTCCCTCGTAGTCACCAGCGTGACCTTGCCGTCGGTCTCCACCAGGGAGCCCTTGAACAGGTTGAGCATGAGCTCGTCTATGAAGCTCTGGGAAGCCTTCCTCTCTATCTCATAGAGAAGCCCCTTGTCCGAGCCGTCCTGTATGTCGCCGGCGGAGGATGTGATGCGCCCGTCGATGTCAAGCACGCTCCCCCACGTGTTCATCGCCACCTTGTCGTCGTCAAGAAGGAGGATGTGGTCTGCCACCACCTCGTCAAGGTCGGAGGGGAAGTCATCCGACAGGTCGTAGTAGTCGACGTAGTCCCTTATGTCCTCGAGGTCCTGGTTTCCGTTGGACACCCAGAAGGCTATCTGCGCCACCTGCTCGCCCCCCTGGTATACGTTGAAGCATCCGGTCTCGCCCGATGTTCCGTGGCGGAGCATGTGGGCGGACGAGTCGTTGCCGTAGTCGTAGCATACTGGCTCGCAGGACGAGCGCTCTATCGTGGCGTTCTCATAGGACTTTGCGGCCTTCAGTGCGTGGTTCTCGAAGTAATAGATCTCTTTTGTCATGGCTTTTGGATTTTTAGATTGTTTATGTTTACGTTTTCAAATTTATTTGAGTTCTTGATTTCGCTTACAGACTCGCAGTGAGTATCCCGTTGGACACTGCCAGGAGCGTAAGGTTGCCGCTGCCGTTGGCTACGGCCCACTTGGCGTAGTCCCTTGCCTTGGCGGCGTAGATCCAGTCGTTCTTCACGGAGCAGTAGGTCCTGCCTTCGTCCTCGGTGATCTCCACCTGGCTCTTGGGATACCAGGCAGTAATAGGTATGAGCTCTCCGCTCACTTCAGCCTTGTAGGACAGCTGGTATGCCTTCTCGGTCTCCTTCTTTACGGTGCAGAGGAATGTAGGGTAATTGAATGTCTTCATGGTGATTGGATTTTGTTTCGTTCTTAACTCTGGTACAAAGATACGCATAATATTTGAATTCGCAAGCGATTTCAAGATTTTTTTCACGAATTTTTGAAAATTTTTTTCGCCATACCTATTATATATATGAAAATCCCCCTGGACCTCGCGGCCGAGGGGAATCCATCCAATGAAATTGTGAATTCGAAAGCGTTTATGTAGTATGAACGAAAACCCCTTGGAGGGGATCATCTTCCGTATAGCTGGCAGTAGTCCTTCAGACCCCTGTACATCACGTCCACGAGCTTCTCCGTGCCCTCGTCGGAGAGGAGCATCTCGCAGTCGGCACGGTTCGTCATGAAGGCGTTCTCCACGAGGATCGCCGGGCAGATCGTGTCCCTCACCATGGCGTAGTTGGCCGTCTTGTAATACCGGTCCGGATAGGTCCTCCGGACGGTCAGCCCTGCAGAGAGCGCCTCGGACGACATGAGGACCGCCGCCTCCGTAGAGAGGGGCGAGGCGTACGTGTATGTGAACACCTCCCAGCCGTGGGCGTCGGTCCACCTGTTGTCAAGGTGTGCGTTGCAGTGGACGGAAAGTGCGAGGCAGTTCTGGTAGCCGTACGGCCACTCGGACGCCAGCTCGTTTATCTTTCGGCACCGGTACCACAAGGGGTCGTCGGTGTCGTAGTCGTTTATCCACGTCACGGGTATGGCGGAGTCTTCCAGCCGAGCCACGAGGAGCCGTGCCGCCTTGCGGTTCCACACTCCCTCGCGGAGCAGCCCGTCGGGGGAGCGTTTGCCGGCCGTGTGTATGCCGTGGCCGGCGTCGATGTATATCTTTACCTTGTCAGCTATCATCCTTTGTCGGTGTTAGGTCCTCTACGGGTATCACGTCGCCCACGGACTTGCCGGAGTAGGCCCTCCGGAACCATTCCGAGTCTGCTATCCTCCCGTAGATGTCCGTGAAGTCATTCTCCATCCTTCTCCTTCTCTATGAGTTCGCTCGTGTCGAGGTCGAGGCTCACGGCGTCGCTCCCCTTCTTGGCTAGCGCCTTCCAGATCTCCGACCTGTTCAGCCTGTAGCCCTTCGTCTCCATGTAGTTCCCCACGATGGAGGAAAACTCGTTGAGGATGACGAGGGCCAGCACCAGAGGCTCTATCCATTCCTTGCCGAACGTCTCGGCGAGGAGTACTGACACGGACACCCAGCAGACGTACTCGAACGCCTTGCCCACCGTGGCGCGTATCCCCTTGGATACCCTCACGAGCTCGTGGCGGTGTCGTGCCGCCTTGACGCCCCACCGGAGGTCCAGGAGGATGAGGGGGACGCAGGCGATGAGCCATGGGAGCATGGACTGCAGACTCTCCATGAACCACGCCACGGAGAGCGCCACTGTCACAGTCTTTGCTGCGAGGGGTGCTATCTTGACCGTCGTCATATTCTATTGTATTGTTTTCTCATTCTTATCACTTCCCTGGCGCATGTCCTTTTCAAGCGCTCTCTCGTCCTTACTCTTACGATACACCGCCTCCAATCATACCAGAGAATATTCTGAAGCTCCGACCCCTCCAGTTCTTCCCTAATTCCCTTCACCATCTTTCCCGCTTCACAGTATCTTGCTCTCCCCAAGTATGAATTCAGAGTGGCGGCGGCCTTCTCCGGTGGCAGGGTATCAGAATGCGAACAAATCCAATGCGCCTTAGCCAGCGCTCTCCTTTCAGTCCGCTTTCCGATGATTCTCCTTCCCGGACTCAACCTGTAGCCCCCGAAGGTCACTCCGTGTCGTACCGGCTGCATATAGAATTTCGCAGGATGGAGAGTCAGGTGGAGCTCGCTCGCAAGCCATCTCCTGAGTTCGCCCATCATCCTGAGTATCGTACCTTTGTCCCCCACGGTTACGAAGTCATCCGCAAAGTCCACCACCCCGAGACCGTAGCCTTCGATGAAGTCCACTATCTCCTTCAGGAGGAATTGCACCAGCACCTGGCTGGGAAGGTTGCCGATGGGAAGCCCCCTCCCTTCGGGCTGGGTGAACATGCTCTTATGGGCGGGCAGCCTCCTCCATTCCTTCGGGGAGCAACGGAGCTTGCAGTCATTCTGGACCCTATGCCCCAGTTCGTCCTTGACATAGTAGGCTAGTGCCTCCTTATCCTCTCCTTCATAGTGAAGGTCTATCGCATCTAGTGCGAGCTTCAGAAGGATGTTCTTGTCGACGCTCATGAAGAAGCCCTGCAGGTCGAACTTAGCAACCCAGCCGTCGGGGTATGCATCGAAGAGCTCGAATACCCGGTTCGTGGCATAGAGGCATCCCCCTCCTTTTCTGTTCGCAGTGACATTCGTCGGGAGAATGCCTTCGAGAATTCTCTCCATGCGCTCCATCTCCCAGGTCTGCCTCACACGATCCCTGTAGGCGGCCGCGAGGACTTCCCTGGGGACCGGCCTCCTGAGAACGAAGGCCGAGGCAGGGATAAATGAATATGTTCCGGCGTTCATGTCATCGACAATGCCCAGAACCGCCGTGCCTCCCTTCATCTCGAACCTTATCTCATCCAGCGATGATGTCTTGTTTTTCTGGCACGCCATGGCACTCTTGAGCATGTCGATGTCGGAAATGGAGAAGCGCAAAGGACTACTCTCGTTGCAGCGAGATGCGGCGATACCGCGTGCCCTGTAGTTGTTGTTATTCTTATTGTTCCAGTTCATGTTCGATGTCGCGGAAGTATTTCAAAGCCCGTTGAAACCACTAAATGAGTGGAGGGCTCCCTTTCACTGACGAGTTTCTCCGCCATTGGCCGCCTCAGCCTCCGACGCCCTGACCCTTAGAGAGTTCTTATAGCCCTGCATTTGCGCTTCTATATTTCCGATTTGTCTATAAAGTGTCGCAGCTTTCTTGAGCGGGAGCCCGATGTCCGGGTCGGAGCAGAGGAAGCCGATGCAGTCCTGCACCTGTGCGTAAGTGCGAAGGAATGCCCCGGTAGCCCTCAGCTTATCCCCTAAGTCGGTACTCGTGCCGATAATTGCCAGATAGCCCACACTGTCGAAGAGCAGGTCAAGGAGCCTGTCGCCCACGGTCCTCCGGTACTTGACCTTCAGATGGTCGTAGACATTCTTGACGTAGTTATCCCTGAGGTTCTTGACTACCCTGTAGACAGGGAGCGCATCCAGTACAGAAGTGGGAGGAGCAAAAGCGGTTGTATCTATCTTGTTGCTCCTGGCAATCGTCTGCACGGTCACTTTCCCCTCAAGAGGATAGTTCTCCTGATCTGCGAATGATATGCTCTGCTGTCTCTTCGGCATGTCTGACTGATGGGGCGGGGACGGGGCCCCGCCCAAGGTTGAAGGATTAAGGATTAATCAATGTGAAAGGCGGCGATACCGCGTGCCCTGCAGTTGCGGTGATTCTTATTGCCCCAGTACATGTTCGATGACGCGGCTGAACTGGTCGCAAAAAGTATGGGCGCTTTCCAATTCAAGCTTCCGTTCTGAGAGCTGGTGTTCATCCATGCGTTTGCCGGCCTGAAGCCCTTCTCATAAAGCCTCTTCGCAGCAAACAGGTATTCCGCCCATTCCCCAGCCGAGGGGATCCACCAGTCTCCCGCCTGCACGCCGGGGATGGCGTTGCCGTCAACGTCCTTTATGGCATATGCTATGACCTTCAGCGGTGCGACCGCCTTCGTGCTCGCAATGCACTGGGAGGTGGTGTTGCGCTTCCCGTCCATGTCGGTCAGCACACCGCTGGTCGCGGGGAATTCGGCCAGGGCTTCGCCCTTAGCCCACTTATCGAAAGAGTAGTCCCAGTCCGCGGGGTAGATGAGGTGGGGCGTGATGTCCACGGTGGTCTCCCCGTCGGAGTAGGTCACGGTGATGGTCTCGTCCCCGGCGGAGAAGGCGTTCCCTGTCATGGCTATGGTGAGCTTTCCTCCCTCTATCTTGTAGGCCACATAACAGAGGGCCGTTCCCGAGGTCGCCTCCGCGAACTTGTCGACCACGGCCACCCATCCGTCGGTGTCCGTGCCTTGTCCGTAGGCGGTCATGATGGTATCCCAGTTGTCCCTCAGGAGGGGCCAGTTGTAATAGCTGTTCGAAGTGTAGGCGATGTCCGTCCAGTCGAGGGAGATGCAGACCCTCGTGCTCTTGGAGTCCTGGCAGTTGATGGACTGCCCGTCCGCCCTGGTCATCGAAGTATAGGACGATACCTTGCTATCGGATGTATTCTCGCTGTCATACTGGAGAGCCCCGAAGTCGGCGTTGGACAGAATCCTTCCCTCCTTGCCTTCCCTCTTGTAGAGCCATCCGAGCAAGGTGTAGCCCGCTTCCGCCCAGTCGGTGGCATTGTAGCTGAATCCACCAAGCTTCGTGGCGTCCCATTCCTCATGGCCCTTCAAGGCGTAATGCTTGCCGTCATCTGCATTATAGAGGACGCAGTCGCCTACCTGTACTCGCGAGATGGGCGCAATGATGTTGATAGCGTCAGTGACAGAACGCCCGATCTCTTCGATGTAGCTCACCACCGCCCTTGAGACGTAGGTGCTGTCCATGAGAGTGGTATAGATTTTCCCGCTGGCCTTGGATGCAAGATATTCATCCTTGGTCGCAAAACGGAGAGAATAGTATTTCGTGTTATTCGTCGCCATAATTAATCCTCCTTGTCATTAGTCGGTTGATCTTCGAATTCAGCCCCGAAGTCTTCAATGAGTCTTGTTCTGAAGCCCTTGAGAAGAGAGTCCATCTCATCGGTATACTCCCCTCCGTAGCCGTTAGCTACAGGTCCATAGATATCTAGAGAGAGCGTACAGGGGAGCACCACCCCGTCTTCAGTAACTACCCCGAAGGCGATGCCTGTGAACCTGTCGTTCACCTTTCCCGCTTCGGCGCTCAGCGTGATGTGTTCCCCGACCATCTCAACTACGGCCTTGACCACTGTCCTTTTTTTCTTTGCCATATCTTGTCGTTTTATGATGTTAATTGCTCAATTGCGTATTCAAGGTCCTCCACCCTCGCACTAAGTTCAGCTATCTTCCTTGCGAGTACAGGCATGACATTGGCGATATCGCTGCCAAGGGCGGCTATGTTCTCCGTATTAAGGTTAGTCTGATACTGAGCATCCTCCAGATTGGCCTCCATCGCAGCCGCCTGGACTCTCTCGGATATCTGTATCTCAAGGTTCTGTTCGGCGAGATCAAGCGCCCTGGTATCTGACGCCTTCTCAGTAAGGTCCTCGACCTGCATGTCAAGGGCGGCCACCTTCGCACTGAGGGCCATCTGCCCGTCCGATACGTCCTCCTGCAGCTGGGCGACGTCCAGATCATCTATCTTATCCTCTATGGCCTTGACAGTCTTCCCGAGGGCCGTGGTGCTCACCAACGCTTCCCCTTCCTGTTCGGAAGCCACTTCGTCGTCGGTGACTTCCCTGTAGGCGGCTGCCTGCAACCCCTTCACGGCCACGTCCGTACCGTTGACCGAAAGGGTGCCTTCGGCGCTTCCGCTCTCCACGGTCACGTCCACGGCCTTATCCGTGACGGTCAGGGCGGCCCCGTTGACCTTGACGGTCTCCAACACGTTGACCTGCGCCCCCTCCTCCACGGTGTCGAGCTTGGTACTAAGTGTGCCAATGCTCTCCTTGTTGCTTGCGATATCCGTGGCGTTCTGCTCTATGGCGGCCTTATTCGATGCTATGTCTGTAACATTGGCCGCTATGGCCGTGGTGTTCGCAGCCACATCAGTCTTGAGACTGGAGATGTCGGAAGCGTTTGTAGCCACATCAGTCTTGAGACTGGAGATGTCAGAAGCGTTGGCAGCCACACTGGTCTTGAGATCCGAAATGTCAGAAGCGTTTGTAGCCACGCCGAGCTTGAGATCTGAAATGTCGGAGGCATTCTGTTCTATGCTTTCCTTGTTGCTTGCTATATCCGTCGTATTAGCCGCAATAGCCGCAGTATTCGCCGCTATAAGAGCCGAATTCGCATCAATACTGTCCTTGTTGCTTGCAATGTCAGAAGAATTCTGTTCAATCGCCGAGGCATTGGACGCGATATTGGATGTATTTGCAGCCACATCCGTCTTAAGGCCGGAAATGTCTGTAGCATTCTGCTCGATTGCCGCGGCATTGGATGCGATGTTGGATGCGTTGGTCGCTATCGACTGCGAATTGCTTTCGATGTCAGCGGTATTCTGCGCAATTGCATCCTTATTGGAGGCTATGTCAGCCGCATTCTGCTTTATGGAAGCCGAGTTGTTCTCTATATCCGCAGCGTTCTGTTCGATTGCCCCCGTATTGGAACTGACCTTTTCCTGCAATGCCGAGATTTCTTCCCCCTGGGAGGACGCACTTTCCTGAAGCTCCGCTATCGCGGTCCCATTCGCCTTTATCGATGCGTCAAGGGGAGCGAGCGCCTCATCCACCTTCTCACGGATCCTCTTGACTCCATCGGCGTCGATATAATACTGTGGTGATGCCATATTGCTATTCTATTATCTATGTTCTTGTGCCTAGCTCTCCGACGCCCATGCCGCGTCTATCTGCGAGTCGCTCAGGGCGACCATGTTGTTGTAGAGGGTGGTTTCCGTTTCCCCCACGGTTATCTTGGCTATTGCGTGCCCCGTCTCTCCGGTGAGGTCCTCCACGCTCGCCTCATGGCTCGCCAGAAGGGATGCGAGGTCCTTCGCCTCCCCTGGGTTCGTCCCGTCGTAATTCCCAGCACCGTAGAGGTAGGCCCGCCCGTCGCTCATGACCTCAAGGGCGTTCTTCGTGTCTTTGGGCGTGGTCCCGATGCCCACGGAGAACTGGGTGTGCAGGTCGTTGTCGTCATCCGCGTGGGATTCGTTGAACTTTCCGAACGCCGCCTCACCTCCGTTCTGGGCGGTCACGTTGATGCCCATGGCCACGGAACCGTGACCCGATGAGATGATGGACCCGCTTGCCGTCATACCGTGCGCGAATGACCCGGCGCCCGATGCCTGGATGAAACCGGTCCCCGTCCATCCGCCCGCACTCGACCCGTCACCCTCGGCCTTTATCGACGCCCCGTTGTTGACGTAGCCTTCCGCCCTGGATGCGACCCCCGAAGCCTCGATTGTCCCG